TTACTTGCTTAGCATGTGTTTTTGTGTTTTTGAATACGTAATACAAAGATGTCGGGTGAGACACCTAGGTTTGTGTTTTATACACGAGGGCCGGGACTCCTATAAAGCCCCAGGCATTCGCATCATCGGCCGGAATTCGCCGGACGGTTATAGCTGTGGTAGTATAAGGTACCGCAACAAGGTTCGTTGTGCTGGTAAAGTCAGCAACAGGATAAAATCCTCCTGTTCCAGCATCATTGAACATGGACCCACTAACACTCCTTCCCATTGTCTTCTGGTAAGGAGGTATAGTAACGTCTAGCGGTTCAACTGTGAGATCAACATAAGTCTTCAAATTGTCGTTCTCATTTGCCGTATGATGATCAGAATTTACTAGCCCACGCTGAATAGTTCCAAATGAATAACCGAGAGCCCACAAATAGCGCCCAGGATCAGTGATAACAACACGTGCTGAACCGGTAACACACGTATACATACTACTAACTAAATCGTAAAAGTCTCCAAAAAAATATGAACGAACTAACGTGGCAGTAATGCTCGTGTTTTGAACTACAACACTAACATAAAAAGGACCAACGATCTGGGCCTTATTTGCAGAGGCAGCAATGGTGCGATTGAAGGTATTATCTCCAATCAACTCCACAGGCAACTTCCACAACTGCCTAAAAGACATCATCTTTTCACCTATGCACATGGTGGCTGGAAGAAGGGACGCTTTGTCTGACGGTGATCCCAAGTCTGCCTTGACAGAAGATGACAAAGCAGACTGGGTCACAAAAGGCGCCCAGGGTTCAAAGACGCAACCCAAAGGGGCAGCGACTTCAAAATCAGGACCACCGCAAATTTCAGTAACGATCGAAATTGTGGACGGTACCGTATTTGGGGCCACAAGGGGATCGATCACAGTTATTATTAAGTGACCAATACCCGTAGTGCCCTCTTGGAACATAAACGGTGAAATGAAAGGAACAGTGAGTTCGACTTCATTGGTCTGGCGAACGTCTACGACTATACGCCTATCAAATTCAGTCTGGGCAATGGTCGTTGATATGTTTGTGGCCTTATAGTTGGGCTCATAACTGAACATCAAACGACCTGAATAGAACTCATTCTTCACAAACTTAAAACGGTACTTTAAAGACCCACGCCAATACTGATGAGTATTAGCAAGGAAACACACAGGAGGCATAACATAACCACTCCCGTACGCGTTGAACTCATTGGGAGTAACAGAAAAAGAAGCCAACTGAGTGCCTGCTGCATAACTTGCAGTCCAGGGAACCGTTTGAAAGTAGGCATAAACTTGCTTGACGAAATCATAGGACATCTCATCAACAGCAGAATGAACGTTCATAGGGACGGGGTCAACGGCATTTGTGGACACAGCGCCAATTTGTTTGGCAGTGCTAATACCGTCTACATTTTCTAAAAACTTAATTTGGTGGCCACGAGTAACCATAGGAGCAGACATATCCAGAGGCTTTGACCATCCAAAGGCGTGGGCTGCGCGAGCCAAAAGGCTAGCTGACCAACCAACGCCCTTGACGGAGTTCCCCAAAAGGGGAAGATCACCAAGGATGTTTGAAGCAAGTGCCACTTTAGAAAGGACAGTTTCTACAGGCCCTTTCCCTTTCCTCTTCGCCTCAGCATCTCCCAAGGCGGATTGCGTGACAGTAGGCCCAATAAGAGACACATTTTTCATACTAGCCCAAATCGTATATCCAGCAACAGAGTCGCCAGATGAAGATTGAAGGCCTACGTAAGGATAAAGGAAAAGCTGGCCAAAGCCAACAGGATAAGTGGACAGGTTTACAAAGAAAGGTGCGACTCCTTTCCAGGGGAGGGAGAGAGTGACATGCGTTTGAGACGCAATGTCAATCTCAACATGGGGCAGCTGGGTGATATTAACAAGCGTCGTGGCATGCATCCTTCTATAGGTAGCGAACGCAGGCGCTGATATTGGAATACCACCAGAAGGCAAAAAGGCCAAAATGTACCTGCCACTCTGAAAACGGGTAGCATTTACATTTAAAGTTATCTCAAGGTCAGCCTTTACACCATAAATACCATTCAGCTTAGGTGCTTTAGCACCAGTAACAAGAGCCAAAAAAGGATCCACAGAATACAAAGTTGTAATATCTGTCGTCGTGAAAGCACCCTGGGAAAGAAGAGTAGGACGCTCGAGAAAGTCTATAATCGTGCCGGAACCCTCCACGTCCATAAATGGCACGAGAGGAACAGGCGAAGGAATAGGTTCAGAAGATGTTGCACCAATTGTGTCATCCTCAAAGCTGGTAATGTTGTGTGTGGCACTAGATGAAGCATGCTCAACATTCGCACCGGATGTTGCTGCTGTCGTGTTTTGCATAATGATGTATTGAGAGGGAAGTCCTGGCTTTTAGAGGTGCCTGGCAGTAGAACTCCCTGAAAATGTCAGCCCACGTCAGCATGTCGTTATAATCGAACGTCGGGATTTAACACCTCCGAAAGGTAGAGTTTATTATAGGTCTCACCCGTTACTTAAATTTAAGCCATGCCTTCATAGGCATAGCACGGAGAACCAGTGGCTGCAGAAAACAGCACATCATAGCTCTCGGACAAGGGATTCCAATACTTCCCTTGGAAGCGTTTCATCTTGGGCATCCAAAAGTAAAATACTTCAGGACCATGAAGACTAAGCTCACGCAATGCCGTATCTTGATTTGAAACGGCAATGGACCGGTAATCAGCACCAGCCCGGCTCCACAAGGGCATTTCTAAAACCACATCAAGATCGAGCGGTCCAACAAAACGTCCGGGAGCAAACTCTCGGAATGAGCGCTTAAGAACTGTAGCTTCCGAGAGAGATTCAAGGCAATCACGAGCAGGGCCTTTGTTTACATCAGTGTAAACATGCCCTTCACGCGCAACAACTTTGGCTATAAGCTTAGGCGTAAACAACTTTCTGTACTGATTAGACACAGAAAAAATGTTGTCGTCCCCGAGGAAAAGACAATGGACATTATCAAAATAAGACAAAAGTGAGGATTCACGCCAATCGTGAAGCTCCAACCAAGCAGTCAAGAACAACCGCAGGTTGGTAACACAATTGATTTCAGAAGTCAATGGCCAGCCAGAGGGCATGCCATCATGGTATTCTTCAAGAACACTTCCAAAAACGTGGTACTGGTGTATAATAATACTTGTTAGAGCTTTCCGGACGTTCTTGTCGCACAAAGTAGCGTCAGTGTAAAAAGAGTCAAAAAGATCCATTGACCATTCTACAGATTGTCCAGCCTGGTGATGATCAAACGCCTGATAGTCTCCCGCTCCAACATTATCACCAAATGCAGCGAGATATCTACCAATTACAGACCAGTAATCAGCGTTCTTTTCGTCATAACCCTTAAGAATGGTATTGAAAGGAGTGCCATCAGATAAAGTCTTAATAACAGCGCCGTAGTACATCTTGACCAGAACTACGATAAACTTGGGAGGTATGCTAATAAGCCTGGCTTTACCAGCCGCGACTTTCTCAATAGCAAGCCTTTCACCCTTCAAACAATCCTTAAAAGCCACAACCGGGGCCAATCCGGTTTTAGCAACGGTAATAAAGTTCTGGACATCTTCAACCAAGGTCAACCACTTGGGGCCGGGAACGAAACGTCCCAACACATCTAGGCTCCAGTAATCATCGCCGTTTATTCCAAACGACGTGTCAGG